CATATAATGTTCTTGTTCTGTCATGGTATTATCAGTATACATTAGCGTGTGAAAAATTCGTAAATATTAGAAGATTATGGTATTTAGAAAATGTATAATGAATACTAAAAATAGCGAAACAACTTTATTAGATTTGCCTCAAAATATAAAAATAGAAAAACCTGTATTTCAAAAGATGATGTTTTTAACAAATGCTTTAGAAGAAGGTTGGAGTATCCGGAAATCGAATGATTCTTATATTTTTACGAAAAAACATGAAAATAAACGTGAAATATTTCAAGAAGACTATTTAGACACATTTTTATTAACAAATAGTTCACATACACTTGGTATATACAGCCAAAGATAATCATTTTTAATATGATGCATCGTTCATTTATGATGTGAAGATTTACCTAACAATACAAATATATTTAGGGTATTTACAACTGTAGTTAAAATATTACAATTGTAATTTAATAATAAACCGAAATTTACATATTTTTGAATTATCGCTATTAATTAGAGCATTTAATTACAACTTTGATTGTATTTTTAGCAATATTATAATTTTAATTGAATTAATGCGATTTTTCCCCAGATTTTTTTCTTTGTAGAATATATAAATTCCATACAATGGCTGGAGGTTTAATGCAATTAGTCGCCTACGGCGCACAAGACGTGTTCCTTACCGGAACCCCCGAGATTACTTTCTGGAAGGTGTCCTACAGACGCCACACCAACTTTGCCATGGAGTCCATCGAGCAGACCTTCTCCGGTCAAGCCGATTTCGGTCGCCGTGTCACATGCACAATCAGCCGTAACGGTGATCTTGCTTACCGCACCTACCTTCAGGTCACTCTTCCTGAGATCAACCAGAACATGAAGAACGCCACTGGTACCGTTTCTGCCCGTTGGTTAGATTTCATCGGAGAGCAGCTCATCGCCCAAGTTGAGGTTGAGGTTGGTGGTCAACGTATTGACCGTCAATACGGTGACTGGATGCACATCTGGAACCAACTTACCCTTTCCAAGGAGCAAGAGTCTGGTTACCACAAGATGATCGGTCACACCACCCAGCTTACCTACATGACCGCTGATGGTCGTGCCGCCATTTCCGGACCCTGTGCCGCTGCCGGTGCCCCTAACCAAGTGTGTGCTCCCCGTAACGCACTTCCTGAGACCACTCTTTACGTGCCTCTTCAATTCTGGTTTTGCCGCAACCCCGGACTTGCTCTTCCTTTGATTGCCCTTCAATACCACGAGGTCAAGATCAACATTGACTTCCGTCCTATTGGTGAGTGTCTTTTCGCTGTTGACCCTAACGCCTCTGCCGCTGCTTCCGCATCTGTCACCCAGGCTTACCAACAATCTCTTGTTGCCGCATCTCTTTACGTTGACTATATCTTCCTTGATACCGATGAGCGTAGAAAGATGGCACAGAACCCCCACGAGTATCTTATCGAGCAAGTTCAGTTCACTGGTGACGAGTCCGTCGGTTCTTCCTCCAACAAGATCAAGCTCAACTTCAACCACCCTTGTAAGGAGCTTATCTGGGTCGTCCAACCTGATGCCAACGTTGACTACTGTGACTCCTTAATTGCCGGAACCACCCTTCACGCCACCAGCGGAGCACAACCTTTCAACTACACTGATGCTGTTGATTCCCTTCCCAATGATATTGCCGCTTACGGTGGTATTGACAAGGAGCTTACCGATATGGCTGAGTCTGGTGTTGATAATGCTGCTAACCCTGATGCCACTGGCGCACAAGGTGTTTCCGATGCCGGTTCTTTCGTCCTTGCCGAGACTGCCCTTGACATGCATTGTTGGGGTGAGAACCCAGTTGTCACCGCCAAGCTCCAACTTAACGGTCAAGACCGTTTCTCCGAGCGTGAGGGTTCATACTTCGATACCGTCCAGCCTTTCCAGCACCACACCCGTGCCCCTGACTCCGGTATCAACGTCTACTCCTTCGGTCTTCGCCCCGAGGAGCACCAGCCTTCTGGTTCCTGTAACTTCTCCAGAATTGACAATGCCGTCCTTCAGCTTGTCCTTTCTGCCGGTGCCGTCTCCGGTGTTGCCACTGCCAAGGTCCGTGTCTACGCTGTTAACTACAACGTCCTCCGTGTTATGTCCGGCATGGCAGGTGTAGCTTACTCAAACTGATCAAATTGTCAGTTAATGCGTGACCTACAAAGTATTTTAATAAAAAGGATTCGTCCACAAAAACAAAATAAAAATTATAAAACACAAAAAATAAATAAAAAATGTAAAATAGTTAATCAATTACCCTGTCGGTTTTGAATCTCCATAAAAATTATAATAAAAACTATAATGTTTTTATTATACACAATAATCAATCTAATTGTTAGTTTCTTTCTTTGATTTCATGTAATCAGCTAATTCTTTCGCTTTCATTTTCTTATATTCTTCATCACCATATTTTTCTTTCAATGTTTCACGTTGTCGCTGTTTTCGAATACGTGCTTGTTCGCGTTTTTCTTCAGGTGTTTTTTTATTTGTATTTTTTACAATATTTTTGGATGGTTTATGTGTTTTACATATAATTGTGGGGGTTTCCACTTTAATTCTACATTTCATAAATATTTCGCTCATTTTACTAAATAATTTGTCTAATTCCAAATCTTTTTTAATATGATTACAACTACCACAGCAAGATTTCACATTATTCATTGTATACCCCAACTTATTATCAAGGCGGTCAATGCCATTTTTATGTTTTTCATATGATTTTCTACCACATAAATAACAATTGCCTTTTATTAATTCTACATATTCATCTTTTGTTATTTCGAATGGTAATGATTTATTACAAGCACGTGTTTTATACTGAGTATAAGATGCTGCATCAGTATCGCAAAACTCCTCCGAAAAATAGCGTCCATTAATTTTCTTATTATATGTCAAAATATGTTCTATTCGTTTCAAAAATACGTCAGCAGACAACGAACATTTCATGTAGTTACACGTCTTACAACAACTCACACAATTATCCATCACATACCCTGTATTTGAATCCAATCGGTCAACACCATTGAACCCGCGTTCTTGAATAATATTGCAATAATGACACGGTTCCTTTACAATTTTATTGAATTCTTCTTGAGATATTTCAAAATCCAAGTTTTTATCTCCAGCGCACCTCGAATATACTCCATACTGTAAGTTGATATTGTTTATTTTATTTTGATTGTTAATTCGCACCTTTTCTGGGTTATTTTCCCTCCACTGTTTCGCATTTTCTGAATTTTTATTCAAATACTCTTCTACGTCTGTTTCAATTTGGCGTTGTCGGTAATTCATACCCTTCATAGCAACCTTTTCATAATTATTTTCGTTCCATTGTTGTTTTACTTCTTTACGTTCTGGTTTCTTTGACGCAATACGGTCTAATTCATTACGATGTTCTTTATCGCGATTTTGGTCTTGAATACGATTACGCTCTCTACAATTTTTACAAGTTTTGGTATTTCCGACATTAACGCCAACAAATAAACTATTTTCTAACTCTTGACAACAAGTAGAACAAGTTTGATGTGTATCCGTATTTTTATTATTTTTCGTATTTGCCCTACGATTGCGTTCCTGTTCTCTTTCTTTTTCTAAGCAAGATTGACACCGAATATATTGATAATCTAAATCAAGTTGAGTTCTACAACCCCGAACATAATTTTTACACACTTTTTTATCAATAGCCACGGTTTCATCAACAAATATACAAAGTTGGTGTTTTTGGCAGTATTTATTCTCTTCTGACCGTTTGAATACACATTTATCGTTAGCACATAATACTACGTTTTCGCGGGTTATTTGCTTATTTTGTTTTCCTCTATTACGACAAGACGAGCAGGTCTTACCATCTGGTATATAATATGACTTTTTACAACCCGAACAAATCTGTAAATTTGACAACATTTCTTCAGTGTAATCAACCATATAATCGTGTTTTTTACAAAAACTGGTATCATTTATAGCATTGCATCGGCAACCTTTCAAATTTCTATCAATTGCCGAACATTTTGTCATCTTGATATATTATATGTAGATTTCGTTTTAAGTAATTATTTAAAAAGAACTTATGTCTAAACACTTTCCTTTTTCTCTTGAGCTAATTTTTCCTTCTTGCGTAAATATGAAATTTTGTTATATTCCTTTCGCTTTTCAGCAGATGTGGGGTTCAATTTTTGTCTTATTAAAATCTGTTCCTTATTCTTCTTATAATATTCTTTACTATTGGCAGGTGAAGTATACAGTTTCAAATGCTCCTTAGTAGATAGCAATTCTGCTTCTAATTGAGCTACCCTTTCTTCAAGTTCACTGATACGAAGGTCTTTATCCATTGTTTTATTTTACAATATTGTATATAGAATAGCGTTTATATCTTTTCT